TCGTAAGGAAGAGTTCGACAAAGTATTGCGAAAGGAGGAAGAGAGGATTGAGTCCGGAGAAAAGGTATGTGATACCGGTACACAAGACGGTTGCGAAGCGGAGAATCAAGGACCTTATTCATGGCATGGACGAAACTGAACTGTCATGGGTAATAGAAGCAATCGAGGAGTTGTATCAGGAAGGGAAAATTAAAGGAGCGCCACTATGCGACAGCGACGCCCCGGCATTAAGGAATCTTTATGGTCATAATTCCCTAGATTTGACAACTTCATTATAAAGGGGGATCGGGAGAATGTCAAATTATATTCCAGATCCAACAGATTATTTTGATATGAAGGACGCTGAAGAAGCCGCCGCGATGAAAAAGGCGAGAGTCGCCGGAAAGATATGTTCGAATTGCGGACGCGTGATATATGATGCGGGGTATATGCCAGAAAAAACACTTATATGCGAAACGTGCATGGAAGAATATCTGGATAACCTGAAAGAAAGCGTGATTGTATGGGTGGACTAGAGTACACGTTTCCGGAAGAAGAATGGCGGGACGATATCGAAAGTTCGATTATCCAAGTATCGTCACACGGTCGCGTAAGGAAGAATGGACGGATTACATTACTCAGGAAGGATCCTGAAGGCTATGAATGTTACTACGACACAGAAAATAAGAAGAAAGAGCGTGTTCATGTAGCAGTCGCAAGGAACTTCTGCGATAACCCCGAAGGGAAGCCTTTTGTGGACCATATCAACGGCATAAAGGATGACAACAGAGCAGAAAACCTTAGATATGTAACACCCGCAGAAAACGCGAAGTATGCGGCACAGAACATGGCTTTCGACGTGGAGAGAAGACAGGGAAAGATTGTAGCCGTCAGGCAGACAGACCATGAAGCTTTCATATTTAAAGGCCAGAATGACGCCGCAAGGAAGCTTGGAATAAACGACTCTGAAATAAACAAGAGTTTGAAACACAAGAGAGAAACGTGTCACGGTTTTATGTTTGGATATTTGAATGAGGAGGAAAAATGATAGAAGTAAAAGAAATTTCAAGCCTACCGGAAATAGAAGATAAGCATGATTTACTCAGCTTCTTCCAGAACATCGAGAAGCTGCTTATGCCTAGCATCGGCAAGTATAATAATGGGTATTTATCGTGGATGGTTGATGAAAATGGACTTTTCATCAGAATCCGGTACGGCAACGAAAATGGGAACTGTGTAGGTTTTGAGGAAACAATCCGGTTGGGAGAAGGGAACAATGGAGGAAAAGAAGAATAATCTGAGGATTTACGAGTACGCCAAGAATCCACCAGAAGAAGCGAAGAAGCCGATAAACGGTGGTCGCCTGAAGGGAATGACGGATATCAACCCCATGTGGCGCATTAAGACGCTCACGGAGCTTTTCGGGCCGGTTGGGATCGGGTGGTACTACACCGTAGACAGGCAATGGACAGAGACAGTAGGGGATGAAGTCGCGGGGTTTGTGAACATATCCCTTTACATCAAAGTCGATGGCGAGTGGTCGAAGCCGATATTCGGAAACGGAGGATCCCGGTTGGCAACGATGGACAGGAGCGGGAAATACGTGTCAGATGAAGTGTTCAAGATGGCCACAACGGATGCGTTATCTGTAGCTTGTAAGCAGCTTGGCTTTGCGGCTGACGTGTATTGGTCGAAGGATGCGACAAAGTACAACTATCCGGGTGATGAGTTTATCACAGAGAAGGAGCTGAAGGTCCTCGAAGAGCTTTGCAAAAAGATCGGGAAGGAGCCAAAAGAGGTTTTCAATTACTGGCCGAAGCTGACCCCTGATCAATATGCAATAGGCGCTCAGACATTAAACGCAATGATAGAGCATAAGAAAGATAAGAAGGAAGCAAAATGACAGAGGTTGTAGGAAACGCTTGGAAAATCGTATCTTACTTGTCTCAGCAAGAGGATCGTGAAAAAGAGTGGGTTCTCTGTGAATTGGAAGATATCAGGAGCAACAAAGCAAACCGGTACTTCCACAAATTATGCGACCTTCTCCGGCAGAAATTAAATCTTTCCATGAGCAAGATGAAAAATATTCTGATTGCCTCATATGGCCAGATTCAGTACATAGCTGAAGGAGAGCCTCTGATTTATAAAACCAATGCTCCCGAAGATTTCATGATGGAACAGGAAACCATACACACGAAATGTGTGAAGGTTATTTGGGAAAACGGCAAGGACGTGTTTTTCTATCGCGTCTACAGAGGATCGAGAACTTACTCGACCGCCGAAATGGCGGCTCTGATACGCGGGACCATCCAAGAGTGTGAGATCCAAGATATCGACACGCGGACGCCGGCAGAGAAGATGCACATAGAAGAATTATGGAGGAAATGGCATGAAAAATAGCATTATGCAGACGGTTGACGAATGTTATGTGTGCCGGAAGAAAGGCGAGTTGTATATACATCACGCAATCTTCGGTACGGCAAACAGGAAGCTATCCGACAAATACGGGTTGACCGTGAAGTTGTGCAGAGAACACCACGTCGAAACAAACGGAGTACATGGGAAGAACGGACACGACTTGGATCTTTACATAAGGCAGATGGCGCAAAGAGCTTTTGAAGAAAAATACGGTCACGATATGTGGATGAATGTATTCCAGAAAAACTATTTATAGGAGGTGCGCATGAACAAAGTAATTCTAATGGGTCGCCTTACAAGAGATCCGTATATCTCATATTCCACAGGCGATCAGACGATGGCTATTGCGAGATACACATTAGCTGTGGAAAAGAGAATCAGGAGAGACATAGGCGACGACAAGCCGAACGCGGATTTTATATCTTGTGTTTGCTTCGGTCGGACGGCTGAATTTGCAGAAAAGTACTTGCATAAAGGAATAAAAATCTGCGTCACAGGCCGTATACAGACGGGATCCTATGTAAACAAAGACGGACAGAAGGTCTATACGACTGATGTTGTTGTGGATGATCATGAATTTGCTGAAAGCAAGAACAACGGAGGATCTAAACAGAGCACTCCCGAAGAATACTCGGACGGATTTATGAATATCCCTGAAGGCATGGATGAAGAACTTCCGTTCTCATGAGGTTGTTATGGCGAAGATAAGCAGAGACAGAGGAGCCAGATTCGAGAGAGAGGTTGCGGACTTATTCAAGGATTATGGTTACTCGGCATTTCGAACGGCACAACATAAAGGAAAAACCGGTAAAGCTGCAGACGTAGAAGGTGCGCCGGGGCTTCACATAGAAGCCAAGAGAAGAAGAAACATTGGGGCGTATGAGTGGGTGCATCAGGCGGTGGAAGAGGCAAGCGCAGAAGGCAATGGTAATATCCCGGTGGTCTTCTGTCGGGCAGACGGGGAGAGGATGCTTGCGGTTATGCTTGCGGACGACTTCATGCAGTTTTACCGGGAATGGGAAGCGGGGGAGGTGTTAAAGAAAACGGATATGAATAAGGAATAGGAGGGTGAGATATGATATGCCGAATAGAATACTCAAAGAGAGCATAAAAACAAGCCTAGAAATCGACCAGATGACATTGTTCGAAGAAAATATGTTCTATCGGTTGATTGTGAGTTGTGATGATTATGGAAGGTATGACGGCGACGCAACGGTTTTGAAAAATACGCTATACCCGCGTAAGAATGATATCCGGGTGTCGGACGTGGAGGTTGCCCTCGAAAAGATGGCCGCTGTTGGAGTGTTGGAAAGATACGAAGTATCCGGTAGGCCCTACGTGCAGTTGACATCATGGAGCGTACACCAAAGAGTCCGAAATAGCAAAAAACACTATCCTGAACCGCCGAAATTGCATAAAAACTCCGCTTCGCCGCAAATTGCGGCAAATTGCGGCGAGTTGCGGCAAGTTTCTGCAAGTTGCGGCCTTAATCCAATCCAATCCAATCCAATCCAATCCAACGCGCGCGCGACGGATGCGGACAACTTTGACGTTGAAGAAGGTTTTGGCAAAACCTATGAGTTATGGCCGAACCGAAGATCCCCGGCCATGGCAAAACAAAACTATCTTCACAAGTTGCTAGACGCTTACGACAAAAAGACAACCGCCCTGTTAATCTACAACGCCGTCAGGTTGTACCTTCGCGACTACGAGAACAACCACGCGGACGATGAAGCAAAGCGGTATGTCCCGTCCTTTGACAAATGGCTCACAAACGATTGCGATTACTGGATAACAGAGATCGAGAAGATCAAGGAGCGGGCTAATGAATGATGCGGAACGCGAGATCATAGGATCCGTCTTGATAAACAACTCGGTAATGTCGCAGATGATCGAAGCCGGGCTTACTCCGGATATGTTCCTGAACGTGGATTACAAAGAGACATACAAGATAATGCTGTCTCTGTATGACAAGGGCGAAGCAATCACGCCGGTAACAATGGCGGCAAGCCTTAACGACTCCGAAGGATGGGGAAACCTGTTTCGCGACGTCTTAAGTCAAACAAGCACATCCTTTTACGCAAAGGAGGATTGCAAGGTGGTAATGGCGTCATGGAGAAGCAGAATGGCGAAGCGGCTATTCGAGAACGCTGATTTCAGCACTTCTTCCATTGACGGGACCATTGGAAACCTGATTACGTCCCTTGAAGAGCTCAGAAACAATTCAGAATCGCCGGTGCACTCGATCAAGAAGATTGTGGACGACAATTCCGGCAACTATTTCAACCCGAACAGGGAACAGGGGATCCGCTTTGGCTTCAAACTTCTGGATGAGTGTTTAGGAGGGCTAGACACAGGAAATGTGACTGTTATAGCCGCAAGGCCGAAAGTTGGTAAGTCCGCTTTTGCTACTCAGATAATCGCGCAGCTCTCCGCTTACGGGAAGGTTGGATATTTCAATCTCGAAATGGGAGAGTCGGAAGTGTACGAGAGAATGATATCGCGATACTCCGGAATCGACCTTCGGAGAATCAGGCGGGCTTTAGAGTTCACAGGGAATGAGCGTGAGCGCTTCCAGAAGGCCAATGAGGACGTTTCAAAGCTTGCCATCGACGTTATATCGGGCGCGCAAACGATAAGCCGTATAAAGGCTCTAGCGAAGCATCAGGGGTATGCCTGTATCGTGATTGATTATATGCAGCTTGTGAAGTCAGAAAAGGACTATGGGAACCGGACGGCAGAGGTCGGACAGATCAGCGCGGACATAAAGAGACTCGCAATGGAGCTGAAAACCAGAGTGATTGCATTAGCGCAGCTTAACCGGACACACAACGAGTTCAAAGAACCGATGCTAGAGGACCTGAGAGAGTCAGGAGCTATAGAACAGGACGCAAGCAATGTTATCTTCTTATGGCGTCCCGGCAAGGATCCGGAAAGCAGAGGCGTGAAGGTAGCGAAGAACCGCCAAGGTGAAGAAGCGAAATATGCCTATTCTTTTGACGGTGCGCACATGGAGTTCAAGGAAATCGGGATCATGGAAGACAGAGCCGAAGGAGGGGATGATTTTGAGTACACCGTCAACCCGTTCTAAACAAAAGGCTTTCCAAAAGCTGATGGACGCCATGACTTATGTGTATCGGTGTCTCGAACCGCTATCAGACAACGCATGGGACGGGATGATAGGCATTGTGAACGCGATAGGCGAGAAATCAGGAGATCCGGAGATCCGAAAGAAGGTCATGGAGTGGATCCGATGGGTAAACGCAAGGGAGACAAAGCACTTTAACGATAGCTTGAAGGGAAAGTAGGGGAATGAAGCATTTTGGAGACATAACTAAGCTAAATGGTTACGATCTACCGACCGTAGATATTGTAACAGGCGGTTCTCCTTGTCAGGATCTTTCGGTGGCCGGAAAAAGAGCCGGTTTGTTAGGCGAACGGTCAGGGTTATTCATGGAGCAAATAAGGCTGATTAAGGAGATGAGGAAACACGATGAATTGGAGCAATTACGAAGTGGAAGGGCAGTTGACGATATTCGACCTAGACCCCGGTTTATGGTCTGGGAAAACGTCATCGGAGCCTTCAGCTCTAACGGAGGTAAAGACTTCCGATGTGTCCTTGAAGAAACAGCAAAAGTGGCCGAAGGGGATGCCCGCATACCTGAATTTACTAGGGGGGGGTGGCCACACAGCGGATGCATCATGGGAACCGGGTGGAGTATTGCTTGGCGTGTACACGATGCACAGTTTTGGGGAGTGCCCCAAAGAAGAAAGAGAATCGCGCTTGTCGCAGATTTTGGAGGTCAACGCGCGCCAGAAATATTATTTGAGTCCGAGGGCGTGTCTTGGGATTCTTCGGAGAGCGAAGAAGCGCGGAAAGAAGTTGCCAGAGATTTTGGAGGCGGCACTAAGGAATCAGGCGAAAGATCTTTTGGAGGAATTGGAGAAGGAGATAGAAAAGACAAACAACCTGATATCGGACACGGTCAAGAAACTATCAGCTTCCAAGAACGAGCCGGAAAACCCGGGGGGGGCAAAGGAATATTGATACAGAAAGAACGAACAGGGGCTTTGTCTACGCTGAATAACCAGAGCGTTTTATGCAAAGAAACAATCGGCTCGTTATGTGCCAGAGATTACAAGGGAGTAGGAGAGCAATATGTCAATGAAGGAAAAGTCATTGTACAGCATGGCGAATGTGATATGCCTGAATGATCAGGGGGGCGGTAATGGATGTATCTGAAAACAAAACAGGAACGCTCCGGTCACAAGAACATGGGCACCAACCTTGTGTGGTAGAACCGCTAATGATTGAAATGACATCAACAAAAAACACGGTGGTAGATGGTGGCGTTTCCCCCACCTTGACGGCAAGGATGGGAACAGGAGGAAATCAGGTGAATGCGGTGCTGAGTGGTTATGGATCAAATAATGTGGATATAGCCGAAACGCTTGACGCTTCATACTACAAAGGATGCGGTGAAAGAAATGGGGCAGAAAGAACCGTTGTTTATGGGATTGGCGGCTCTCCGGCTTGTAATCAAGGTGACATGGCGGTGTGTTCCATGCAGGCAATCGGAGAGTATAAGGAATCTGGCGTGAGTTCAAGCCTTAAACAGAGAGACTACAAGGATGGGACAGACCTTGTAGTGAATAACTACATAGTGCGGAGGCTTACCCCGCTTGAATGTGAGAGGCTTCAGGGGTTTCCGGACGGTTGGACGGACATAGGTGAATGGACGGACACCAAAGGAAAGAAGCACAAAGATGCAGACAGCCCACGCTACAAGGCACTTGGAAACAGCATTGCCCTTCCATTCTGGGAGTGGATGGCAAAAAAGATGGTTGATGTGCTGAAAAAGGATGGGGTGGAGCATCCGACAATGGCAAGCCTCTTTGATGGCATAGGTGGTTTTCCGTTGGTCTATAGCCACGCCGGGTGTAAACCGGTATGGGCTTCGGAAATTGAAGAGTTTCCGATAGCGGTTACAAAGATAAGGTTTCCAGAGGGGGACAAAGAATGGACTCAAAAATATTGTCAGAAATAAGGGAAATATTACTGAATTACGACAAATGTGATTCAAACAGAGCAACAGGGTTTGAGAAAATAAAGACCTTGTTTGAAAACAATTATCCAACACCGAAGGTAATATGCCATGCGCTTTGCATTTATCAGGAAAACGGCTTTTGCAACAAGGAGTGGATAATACTGAACGACAAAGAGACAATGACAGCACCGTTTTGCGAAGACTATGAGGGAGCATAGATCAGGAGGGAAAAATGAGGGATATTGAGGAAATCAAGAGAAATGAGCAGCTACGGTTTATGCACAATCCGTTCGCACAGTATGCCGGGTTCCTGAAGTTTAAAGCGACCGGATACGAGGCAAGCTTCTGTTTCGGAGAAAACGAAGGCGGGAATGAACACTTATCAATCGAAATGCGCGCTAGAAGGCTTCCTCATTGGGAAGAAATGTGCGAAGTGAAGTCGATCTTCTGGAAAGATGAAGAAGAAGTGATACAGATTCATCCGAAGAAAAGCGAGTATGTCAATCTTACTGAGGCTTTGCACTTGTGGAGGCCGAAGGACGGTGATTGGAACAGGCTTATGAATGGTCCGAGGTGATTTTCCAACACTAACAACAAAAAAACACTTGACAACAACACTAACAACTGTATAATATACGGCTTTTTATGGTTGCTAGGGGTTGCCAGATAAGTTTGTCAAGGGTTGCTAGGGGTTGCCAAGGGTTGCTGTGAGCTGAAGAGAGAAACGATACAAAAGGAGGAAATGTTATGGGATTAAACGCTGATACCATTGCGGTAGAAGTCGGGAAGAGAATCGGAGAAACAATCAGGCAGAAGGGAATCAGTAACAGGGAATGTGCGGAAGTTGCCGGAATGACAGAAGTATCACTCAGCCGGTACGTTATGGGAGCGAGAATGCCCAACGCTTTAGCACTTTATAATCTGGCGAAGGCGCTCGGCGTGTCGATGGAATTTTTGCTGACGGGAAAGCAGTAGTTCTGACCAAAAGGTGAAATCATGGGGAAATTGAGGAAACTAAAAAGGCAGTTGCATAACGGAACCGGGAAAAACGAGATAGGAAGGATGCCCATTCGAACGTTAGAAGAGCTTCAGAATGGTGGGAAGGGGACTTATAAGCAAAATCCCGTTTACCTTCAGAGCCTATATAACAAACTTAGGCATAAGTCCATTTTCGGAAAATCAGGGAAGCCAGATGATAGAAGTTTAGAAGAAGTCGTAAATTCATATGTCAGTATTGTCTTTGATATGTTGGAAGGACAGGAAGTTATTGACTCTGAGGAAAAGATAAAGCAAAAGGATACAATCGACTTCTCAAATGTAATCGAAAAGGGACTTCGCGGGGATTCTGGAGACTTTCCGTCTGTACAAATCAAAAAAGAAAATGTAGAAATGGCAAACCAAAATTTTTACATGGCTATACCTCCGCTCAAAGAAGGAGTTCTCAGAGTCAACAAGGAAAGATACTTAGAGTTTAAGATCCTAGAAATAGATGAGGAGGAGAAGAGCGTTACTTGCGAAATAAGAGACTATAGCAACGACAAAACGTGGATGCTAGAGAATTACTTAAAAGAAGCGAAGGCGTATATAAGCACGGAGAACGGAAAGCCGAAATTAAAACTCGCGGAAAAAGGTATACAAATGGCAGATTTTATTTTAGCAGCAATCCACGGACAGAAAATATGGACTGAAGCAGACATAAGGATCATAGAGGAAGTGGTAGTTCCGTTTGTAAAGCTCTATGAACTTGAAGATGAATTATCTGCAATATGCACAAAGTTTTATCAGGCAATCGTTGAAACAAATTCACAACTCATGCAAGGGAAGCCAAAACCGCAACGCAAGAGAAAAGGGGCGAAGGTCAAGGTGGTTTACGGAGAAGCAGAGAAAAATCCAAAGCCGCAAATCATAAGGACGCTTGCCGGAGGAATCACAATCAAATCCGAGAAGATCCCACGGGTCCCAACGGAAGAAATTATAAGGCACTACAAAGTTGCCGTCTGGAATACAAGAGGCCACATGAGGACATACAAGAACGGAAAGACGGTATATGTCAGACCTTCAGTACATCACAGGAAGTGCATGGAAAAGGGCGGCGAAAAGGCACCACAAACAATAATACAGGTTAGAGCAATGGAGGGATAAAAATGACAATGAGTAGCATCAGCATTATGGATATAGAAACAGTATTAGAGCCATGGGCTTATGAGCCGGTGAGAGGGCATGAAAATGACGCGGGACTTGATTTAAGAACCCCGGAGGATTGCGTGCTTCACGCGCACGGCAGCTTGATCATAGATACCGGTGTCGCCATGGCAATACCAGAAGGATTGTATGGGAGATTGGAAAGCAAGAGCGGGCTTAACGTGAAGTATAACGTGGTGAGTCTTGGGGGAACGATAGACTCCGGATATCTTGGAAATATCGTAGTAAAGCTCTATAGCATGGATTCTGTTGACTATCAATTTGTGGCCGGAGACAAGATCGTACAGATTGTACTTGTCCCGTATATTAAGGCTAATTTGAAATACGTTAAGGAGTTTTCTCAAAAAACCGAACGTGGTACAGATGGATTTGGTAGCACGGGAAGGTAAAAACATATGTATGAAGGGCTACAACAGAGAACCAAGAAAACGAAATCTGAGTACATGAAAGAACAGAATATGTTTGTATTGGTTCCTGATCCA